GTGCAGCGTATCACTCGGCTGCGCAACAAGATGCTCTACGTGCAGTCTGATTGGGCCGAAGTGTGGGTATACAATGTCGGACCATGATGCCATCGTAGTTGAAGTGCCGCGTGTCCAGCTCGTCGTCGCCGAGCGTACGGTTGCTGGGGTTGTGGCCGCAGGACAGCAAGGCCCGGCCGGCGCAACAGGACCTGCGGGTCCGCCTGGCGCGGCCGCGGTGGAAATCGCCTTCGCCTATGGTGACGCAACGCCGGTGGCACTGACAACCGCGACGGCAGGCAAGCTCGTGTATGGCGTCGACGTCCATATCCGCACAGCGTTCGACGGCTCGGGTGCTGCGCTCACCGTCGGCGACGCCGGAGACACAGCCCGCCTGATGGCGGCGAACGAGAATGACCCGACGGCAGTCGGCAGCTACACGACGACCCCGGCGTATGCCTACGGGTCAGACACGGGACTCACGCTCAGCATCACGCCGGGCGCAGGAGCGTCGCAAGGCGCGGGTGTTTTGGTGTTGTACATTCAGCAATAAGGAGCGCAAATCATGGGATGGTTTACTGACCTGCTCGGCACGACCCGGGCCTACTTCAAGATCGGCGGCACAACTGGCGTTCGCCTGAAGAACAACTCGGGCAACCTCGAAGTCCGCAACACTGGTGATTCGGCCGACGCTGCCGTCACTGCCAGCAAGGTGAACGTCAGTGGAGACGTGATCGACATCAACTCGGACGCCGCCGGCTCGGGTGCCGATTGGAAGTACACGGTTCAGCGTCCTGCGAGCGGCATGACCGCCGCGGTGACGCTCACGCTGCCGCCGGATGACGGCACTTCGGGGCAAGTGCTCCAAACGGACGGCAACGGCGTGCTCACGTGGGTTTCTGCCGGCGCGACCGGTCTTGCGCTCAAGATGGACACGACCTCGCTGGCCTTCGGATCTACCAGCCCTGTGGCTATGTTTACAACTGGTGCGGCTGACATCATCGACCACATTGACGTGATCATCGACACGGCCTTCAACGGCACGCCGAGCGCGTCGGTCGGAATTACCGGCACCACGAGCAAGTACATGGCAGCGACTGATCTCGACCTGACGGCCGCTGCGGGCACCGTGTTCACCGTGCATCCTGGCCTCGGCGCGGCGGGCGCCGAGTCGCTGATCATCACCTACTCGGCCGGCGGCGCCTCGGCCGGCGCGGCGCGCTTCATCGTCTTCTACGGGACTCCCGCGTAATGGGGCTGTGGACTGACATCGTGGGCTCGGTCCGGGGCTACATCCGCCTCGGGCTGACTGGCGTCCGCTTGAAGAACTCAAGCGGCGCGCTTGCCGTGCGCAACGCTGGGGATTCGGCCTATGCGGATGTTGAATGTGGGAACGTAATTGTCGGACCCGGCGGCAAAGTTGTTTTCGAGGGCACGACAGATGACGCCTACGAGACGACTATAGACCCAGGCGATCCGACCGCTGATCGCACGCTGACGCTACCGAATAAGAGCGGGACGCTTGCGGTTATCGAATCCGGAACTATACTACAGGTCGTCGAGGGCACGCCATACACAACCTACAGCAGCACAGGAACGGCGATCCCAAACGACGACACGATCCCGCAGAACACGGAGGGAGCGGAATGGGCGACAGTAACTATTACGCCAACGAATGCGAGCAACCGGCTTCGCATAGAAGCTTCCGCCGGTCTTATCTCCACAAGCGGGACATTGAACGTCACCGGGGCACTTTTCCAAGACAGCACGGCTAACGCACTCGCAGCTGCGCAAGTAGTAACTACGGCCGCTGGCTACACGTATCCTATGAATGTGACGCACGAGATGGCGGCGGGGACCACGAGTGCCACTACGTTCAAATTTAGGATGGGGCCTGTGAGCGGCACTCTGTACGTGAACGGCGTAAACACAGGTCGTCTGCTCGGAGGCGTCAGCGCTGTCAGAATACGCGTTATGGAGATTAAGGTGTGAGACTGTGAGCAATCAAATCTGGAAGGAGATAGGGCCGTTGGCGGTGCATGTGGAACTGGTCGACCATACCATGATCGCCGCTCTGAACGGGCGGCTGACATTGTGGGCGGCGAAGGACGCGCTGTGACCATCAAGATTGCCCTCATCTGCGACAAGTCCCGCTGGTCGGCCATTCTCCAGCGCATCGGCGTCTGGCTTGGTAAGCAGATCGACTGCCCGGAGATGCCATATCACGCTGCGTTCTACGATGAGGAGAATGACCAGTACTACGACATGCACGTGCGCTTTCGTAGGGCTCCTAAGGGCGCGTACCACAGCAAGGTGACTTACCTGTTCGATCCGCCGGTCGAGATCACGCGCGAGGAACTGGAGTGGCACGTCGGCAAACACCTGTACGGCGTGCTGGATGTGCTGTTCTACATTCCGGCGAAATGGTTCCGCATCAACCTGCCCGGCGACCATTGCAGCGAGGTCATCAACGACATCCTGCGTGACTGCGGAGCGAAGACCCCGTGGCGGTTTTATGCAGACCCGCCTTCGCCGTGCGAGATGCTGAAGTGGGCAAGCTCAACCCTTAACAGTTGGACAAAGGAGCCGTAACATGCACGACCAAACAACCGGAACACTCGCCATCAAGACAGCCAATGTCGTGACCCAGGCGGCGGCCGCAGGCACGGTTTACTTCGGCCTCACGTTGAACGAGATCGGCGTGATCATCGGTATCCTCGTCGGTGTGATCGGCTTGATCGGCCAGCTCAGCCTGACGTGGTACTACAAGCATCAGCATCTGCAGCTCGCCCGGCAGAAGCGCGCGTCCGATAACGATCAATGAGCCGCAGCGCGATATACACGCTCGCCCTCTCGGCCTCCCTGCTCGTGGGGGTCGTCCTGCACGAGGGCTATCGCGACACGACGTACCTCGACAGCGTGGGCGTCCCGACAATCGGGCCGGGCCGCACCGAGGGCGTCAAGCCGGGGCAGCACACGACTGTCGAGCGCGAGCTGGTCCTGCTGCTCAACGACCTCGACTGGCGCAAGCGCGAGATCGCGGCCTGCGTGAAAGTGCCTCTCTACCAGTGGGAGCTGGACGCGGCGATGTCCTTGGCGTACAATATAGGAGTCAAGGCGTTCTGCGGCTCGACCATGGTCAAACGCTGGAACGCCGGGGATTACGCAGGCGGCTGCGCCGAGATCAAACGCTGGGTCTACGCCGGGGGCAAGAAGCTCCGCGGCCTAGTGACTAGGCGCGAAGCCGAGTACCGGCTGTGCATGGGCCAAGACCCCGCCGCTGCCGAGAAGGCAACGGTCGAACGGTGAAGCCGGGCGGCGGGGCACCAAGGAGAGAACGATGTGGCTTTGGGCGTTGAAGAACTGGACCTTGGTGGCGATCGCCGTACTGGCGCTGGCGCTCGGCGTGACTTTCAAGCTGTGGCGAGGCGAGGTGCGAGACTTCGCCGTGTTCAAGGCCCAGGTCGAAGTGCTGGGCAAGCAGGCCGAGGCGGAGAAGAAGCGCGTCGAGGCCGAGAACAAACGAATCGCGAAGGAGATGAGCGATGCTTGGGCGAAGAATCTTGAAGTGGCTCGTGACAACGCTGTGCGCAACTACGCTGCTCGGATGCGCCGCGACGCCAGTCGCAGTGCAGTGCCCGGAGCTTCCGCCGGTGCCAAAGCATCTGCTGGAGCCGGCAAAGAACAAGTGGCTGCTTGCGCCCCCGATGAGCAATTCATCCGCGACGCCGCCGAAGACGCGGCCCGAGTAGAAGAGGCCCGCGAGTTTTTCCAGCGGCACAAATTCCCAACCCATTGAGGAGAGCAGCATGGCGCAAGTTACTTCAAGCCACCCCCGGCAGGACTTCAGCGTCTTTGCCAAGAACGAAGCCGTCACCGTCGCCCAAACGGGCAACACGGCCCTGATCGAGGTCGACACGTCTTGCATCGAGAACCTCGCGGTCGAGGCGGTCGTGACCGGCCAGAACCTCGACGCATTCGTGGTGCAGGGCAAGGTGCATCCGGAGAGCACCTACGTCACCCTGGCCAGCGCGACGGCCGACTACACGACCCCCAACAGCCCGATCATCCGGGCGAGCGGGGATCTCACAGGCATCACAGCCGGCGCTACCGGTTGGTTTCTGATGGACGTCCGGCCGTTCTACAGCGTCAAGGTGCTGGCGTCGAGCGGCAACGTGGCCGGCAGTACCGTCACCGCCCGGGCGATCGGCCGGTAATAGGCTGCTTTTGGGTGTGAAAAAGCCGGGCATGCCCGGCTTTTTCGTTGGTGGGGAGTCAGATGCAGCGCTTCGACTTCTCGGCCTTGAGCTGCTTCTCGGCTTCGGCAAGGGCCTGCTGCAGGATGAGCAGGTGTTTCGTCACGCGCTCGATCTCGGCGCCGGTGACGATCGTGCACCCGCCGTTGGCCTTGCAGAACTCGACCTCCTCGTCGGTGAAGCGGAAGGTCTTGCCATCTTCGCCCACAGGCTCGATGGCGTAGGCGGTGCAGGAGGCCAGCGACAAGATGACGGCGGCGGTGAACAGTTTGAATTGTCGCACGGTTCAGTACTCCTAGTATTGATCCGGTAGAAGTAACCCACCGGGTGCGCTGGTGAGGCTAGAAGCGAGGCAGGTGTTGGCAATTCACACTGTACGCCCGTTTTAGCGGACTGTCAAGCGTACCAGGTTTGGGTACGATCGTTCCAAAATTTGGAACGAAAAGAACCCGCGGGCCAAATGGGGGAGGGGGAGCGGCGCGCGGGGTGACACAGCTTTATTGTACCGCATCTGATTGCTGCAGAACAGGCCGATGTGAACAGTAGTCCGCGGGCCTGCCTGTGTCGCCTGCATACGCGTGGGCGCCGCACCACGGGCATAGCACTACCTCCTCTGGCCCCGCGTCCAGCAGCCAGTCATACTCCTCCGCGTCCGGGTCAGGATGCAGCTCCGACGTATAGCACCCGTTGCAAATGAACTCCCCGGTCTCCTTGTCGTGGTGCCCGTCCCACGCATGGGCGATCAGCGCCCCACAGGCTGCACATTGGATCATGCGAACCCTTGGTTCTGTTCGATCAGCGCCCACTCGCCGGCCGCGTGCCGCTGGTAGGTGCGTCCAGACAGCGGACCGTGCAGAACGATCCGCCAGTCGTGGTCGGGGTCTGTCGCCGCCATTGCTTCCGCCTGCGCGCCAGTCAGAAGTTCGTCCTCGTCATAGTCGCCGTTCGGCTCGACCCAAACTGGCGCGCCATCGCGCTCAACCCCTGCGTATCCAAACCCGACCGCAATCGCGCAGTCGAGCGGAAAGAAGCTCGGGCGCGGGCCGCAATTCAGGCAACCGCCGTGCTTTCCTTCGATTGCCGGTTCTTTTTTCCACGTAGCTTTGTCCATCACGCCTCCAACGCGTGCACCGCGCCAGACAGCTTCGGCTCATGATGCACACACCCGAACTTAGGCCCGACGCGGAAGCCGCCGCCCTCTGTATAACTGTAGAGGAGCATATCCTCTTTTTCCGCGGGTGTATATCCGTAGTCTTCGTCGATTTTTCGGTTAACACAGAAGCCGTGCATGTCTCGATGTTCACAGGTTTCGCAGTAATTCATCACGCCTCCAACGCATGCACCGCGCCGGACAGCGCGGCGTGCTTCCCGTTGATCTGCCACGTGTCGACCTGTCCGCCGGTGAACGTGGTCCCCGCGCCGAGCACTTTCTTCTTGTCGGCGTCCATCAGCACCCCCGATGCTAGGAGCGTCTTCTTGAGCGGCGTGTAATCGACCTGCCGCTCGGTAAGGTATTTCTTCAGCGCCTTCCTGTCGATGAACAGGAACCCGGTATGCTGCTCGTAGCGCACGACCAGCGCGCCCACCGGCGGCTTCACGATCGTCGTGACGACCTCGGTGCCGCCCATCTTCATCTCGTTGACGACGAGCCGGCCGGACATGGCGCCGTCCAAGAACTGCGCCAACACGGTCACGTCGTCGACCTTGGCCTCTACGACTTCGCCCCGACTTTGGCGTATCTGTTGGCAGGCCCAGCGGAACAGCCGGGTGTACGTGGCGCCGAAGTCCTTGAACCCGAGCAGGCCCAGCGCCTGGGCGATCACGGCACCGTACAGCACGACAGCGCAGGTGTTGACCCAGTAACGCTCCTTGCCCTCGAAGCTGACCGTCGACATGATAGCCTGGACGACCTTGTTGATCTCAGCTTTGAGCATCGCCCGGTCGGACTTCACCAGCCAACGGATGTACGCCTCGCCCGCGTGGCCGTAGTTGTGCGTCACCGCCTCGTGCACCTCGCTCATCTGCCGCTCGAACCACGGGAGCTTCTCGACGCGGTACTCCAGCAGGCGGACCATCTCGGCCTCGGCGTTGTCCTTGCCGGTGGCCAGCTTGCTCACGAGGCTGGCGTTGGTGGAGGTGATGCCGAGGGTCTGCCACTCGGCGGCCTCCCGCATGGTCGAGTCGGAACGCAGCCGTGCCCGGCCCCGGCCCTCGGAGACCTGATAGATGAACTGCGACAGCTCGTCAGCCTCGGTGTTGGTCAGCTCGTCGATGTAGACGGGCATGTTGCCAAGCATGGCCATCTTCTCGATCTTGGCGTTGAGCGTGTCCTTCTTGCCGATGCGCAGGCTCTTGTACTTGCCGTAGATGGACAGCATGCACTTCGAGCTAAGGGTCTTCCCGCTGTTGGTGTCGCCCAGCATCGAGAGCATGGCGCCGTCGTACTCGGTGATGCTGAACAGCGGGGCGCCGAAGCCGACGAGGAAGCTGAACAGGTGGGCTTCGAGCCCCGGCTGGTCGAGCTTCTGGATGCCGGCCTGCCAGTCTTCGAGCGTCCCGGCTGTTGCGATGCCATTGACCATCTCGGTGCTGACACGGTCGGAGACGCCGGCCGCCTGCGCACCATCTGGCGTGTAGAGCTTGCGGCCAAGGAGGAAGCCTTCTTCCTTCCAACCCATCGAGCCGTAGAGCTTGCGCAGCTTGGTCTTGCTTTGGAGTTCCTGCAGGTATCCTGTCATATAGGCCGCCATGAATTTGCTGTTCTCGGGCTTGACCGAGTTGTCCATCAGGACCGTCGTGAAGTCGCGCAACGAAGCGACGAGCGCGGAGCGGAAACTGAACTCGCTCCACCCTTCGTGGGGCAGGTGGTGCCGCACCCGGGTGGCCTCGTACCCCATATCCATATCCTTGCACAGCTCGACAGGGTAGAGGTCATACGGGTAGAAGCGCACCGGCACGCCCTCGACGTCGACGTAGAGCCCCGGCTGGTCCTCGGTGCCGCGCCGGAAAGGCGCCGGGGGGTTGGGTAGTTCGACCGTCTTGTCGACATTATCCTGCTTGATCGTGAGCGTCGGCGGCGCGGCTTCCTTGATCTCGATGCCAAGCTGGATGGGCGAGGTGATCTTGCCCTTGTACTTACACCCCTTACACGCATCGGCGTACGTGCCCTCCAGCTTGGCGCAGGTGGTCGGCGCCATGTGCTTGATCTGGTCGAGCTTGCGCTGTGTCTCCTCCTGCTTGTAGTCGGCGTGCTTGGCGCTCCACTCGTGGACCTTCGCTTCGCCATCCTCCGCGAAGGCAACGACCTGCAGCGCGTGATACCACTGCGGCTCGCTGATGCCGCCGAAGTCCTTGAGCAGCTTGACCTGGGCGCAGCGGTCGGCCACGCGGTCGGCGTTGGACTTCTGGTAGCCGCCCACCGGGACGATGAGCCCGAGGGGGTTGACCTGTTGCGCCCGCGCCTCCTGCGGGGTCTCGATGCCGTGCGTCGCTGCGGCGGCCTCGATCAGCTTGTGGAACGTGACGTGTTCGATCGGGTCGACCAGCGCGCCGCAGGTGACGGGCACAGCGCCAGGCTTACCGTCCTTGATCTTGCGGTTGTGCGTGCCCACCGGGCGCAGGACGCTGGCCTCATCGGACGTGCGGCTTGAGTCGGCGAGCAGCCCGCAGCCGGCGGTGAGGGCCTTGAGCTGTGCGGCTGTGTGTGACCACTGCCCTGGCATGATCGGATTGACGAGTGGCCAGTAGACGTGCACGCCGTATCCCGAGTTCACGATCATCGGGCGGGGCAGCCCTGTCTTGACGAGGAACTGGCCGAGCGCGCCGATGGCCGCGGCCTGGGTCGGGTACTTGGGCGCCTTGCCTATCTCCGCCGGGCCGACGTCGAGGTCGAGCCAGAACGCCTTGACCAGCTTGACGTTATCCTTCGTGCGGTAGTGGCGTTTGCCATCCTTGCCAGTGACGAACTCGGTCCTGTAGCCTGAGCAGGCATAGTAGACGTTCTGCGCTTGCTCTGCGTCGAGGTAGGTGATCCGCTGGGCGAGTTCTCCGGTTGTCTGGCAAGCGTAATGCTTGAACCCGTGGCCGTTGGGCGACGGGATGGCGGCGAAGTACCAGCAGCCCTCGGGCAGGATGGCCCGGAGGAAGTCATGGGTGTCCAATGGTTTAGCCCTTGGGCTTGGCCAGATCGTGCAGGGCCTGCTTCATCTTGAGCAGGCGCTCTTTACGCTGCGCCGGGTTCTTCGACAGCGGCAGCAGGCGCTTGTCCATGGCGCCGAGCAGGCCCCGGGTGTAGAGCTGCTCGCGCAGTACGACGGTGCGCTGCAGCGGGGCGGACGTGCCCGAGTACCACGCGTAGATCGTCTGGCGTGACACGCCATAGATGTCGGCCAGCTCGGTTTTGGTCAAGCCCGAGTCGTCAAAGACCCGGGCGAAAGCTTCACGGTTGAACATTGTTGCCTCCTTTTGGTGGCCGCCCGCAAACGCGGAGCCGGGCCACACCCCACTACCTGCTAAGAATCTCCGGCAGGCGGCCACCAAAAAGCGGGACAGCCACGAGGGCAGCCGTCCCGCAACCAAGCTTACGCCGTAGGCGTCTGCATGGCGCTGCGCAGCAAGGCGTCGAGATCCCCGCCGAGGTCGGCCGGTGCGGCGTTCGCGAAGCTCTGCGCCGGAGCGGCAGGAGCCGGGGCAGCGGGCGCCGCAGCCGGGGCCGCATCAGCCTGTTTGGCCGCCGAACGGCCGCGGCGCTTGCCGGTGGCCTGGGCCGCCGGAGTCTCAGCTTGGATAGCGGCAGCGCCCGGAGCCGGCTTGCCCGCCAGTGCGGCGTACACGACTTTGCCGGCATCCGAGTCGAGGCCGCCTGCGGCGTCCACCGTGGACTTCACATGCGGAGGCAAGCCCTCGAACGGGTCGACCGGCTTGGGCGGCTCGGCAGCAGTCGCCGGGGAGGCGGGCTTGAACTGAGCGAGCAGGGCCGCGCCGCCGGGTGAGTCAGGGCCGCCGACAGCTTCGATAGCCGCCGCGATCTGGTCGGTCAGACCGAGCTTCCACACAGGTTTAGCCTCGGCGGGTGCCGGGGCAGGAGCGGCCGGGGCAGTGGGAGCCGGCGGAGCAGCCGGTGCGGGGGCCGGAGCCGGGGCGGCAGGCTGAGCTGGCGTGGCCGGAGCAGCCGCACGGGGCGCCTGCGGAGCCGACTTCCTCGGGCTGGCGATCAGGCGCACGTCGTCCTCGGTCTCGCGCTGGCGCACGATGGTCAGCTCTTCCGGGGTGAGGTAACGACCGAACTTGAACTGTAGCTTCGGGAACGTGACCGTCGGGTCGAACTGGATCTTGGTGACGCACGTGCTGATCTCGACCCCCTTGCTGTCGAGCAGTCGCACGTATTCGGCCCACGGCTTGAGCGAGGCCGGCGTGATGGTGAAGGCGATGGCCTTGCTCTCGTCCAGCTCGGCGACCGGCAGGATCACCAAGCGCTTGTTGTCCGAGCACGCCTTGATCTGCTTGCCTTGCTCGGAGATCTTGCTGCCCCACTGGTTCTGCGGGCAGCCGGCGCAGTTGGTGCACTGCGGCGTCGCGACGTGCGGGTCCGGCGTGATGCCGTCATCGGACGAGCAATCCGGCTCACCGGCGTCGCCCTCGGCCCACTTGTCCTTGTAGAAGATCTTCGAGATGCCCGGGTTGAACCCGACGACCGCCACTTCGAGCTGCATGGCGGGCAGCTCCGGGTTGTTCGGGT